CAAACTAACTCAACTCATCAACGAAGGTATGCAGGTCATGCATGAAGTTGAAACCCTCAGTGGTGGACTCAGTGACACCGTCAAAGCCATTGCTGAAGAATTAGAAATCAAACCATCAGTGCTCAAAAAAGCCATCAGAGTAGCACACAAAGCTGAATTTGGCAAAGCTCAGCAGGATCATGCGCTGTTGGAAGAAATTCTAACCGCTGTTGGAAAAACTCTTTGACGCAAACTGTAATACTGCGTCAGGAACCAAAACAATTTCCTCCCAAGCAATTTGCAGGGAAAATCTGTCTTAGTCCGTTTGTATCAATAGAAGTAACCTATACCGGACAAGTCAGACTCTGCGGTTGTGCTGCTTGAATGCCAGCTACTGTGGGCAATTTGTTTGACAATTCTATCAGCGAGCTTTTGAGTTCTACTCTAGCACAAGATATCAGACGCAGCATAGGGGATGGCAGTTATACCTATTGTAATGCTGACACCTGTGGAATCATTCGCAGCAACGGACTCAACGACGTCAATAACATACCTCAGTCAGTGCAATGGCAGCTGGCCGACAGCCAACGCTGGACAATGCCACATGAAATATTTTTTGCCGGCGATGTCACTTGCAATCTCAGCTGCCCAAGTTGTCGCACTGAAGTTCAACTCACCACAGAAGACGAACGTTTACGACAAGAAGAACTAGGGCAACTCCTCAAGCAAAATTTATTTTCGTCGCCCACAGATCAAACAATTAGATTGCATCTCAGCACCAGCGGCGAGTTGTTTGCCAGTCCTATGTTGTTGCGATTTGTCAGCAGTATCAACAGCAACGACTTTCCAAACTTAAAAATTTGCATACAAACCAATGGGCTATTGATGCCTCAACGCTGGCATCGACTCAGTGACATGGCTAGTCATGTAGAAAAGATCACTATCACAGTGGATGCTGCTCAATCTGCCACCTATGAGAAGTTACGTAGGGGCGGTGCTTGGAAGGATATGCAACACACACTGCAATGGACACAAAATCAATGTGCTCAACGAGGTATCAAATTACATTTGCGTATGATTGCACAGTTTGATAATTACAAAGAAATTATAGAATTTTATGATATGGCTCATAAGTTCGGCGCTGATTGTGTTGAATACGCTAGATTACACAATTGGGGCACATTTAGTCATGAGGAATTTGCTAAATTAGATGTGTTTGATCACACTCATCCATCAAACTCCGACGCACAGGCATATCTTGATCAAGTCAAAGATCAATCAGATGTGTTGTTATTTGGTGGAGTATAAAAGGAGAATGCATTGATTAATCAAGGTACAAACCAAAAAGAAATTGATTCGTATGATCAATTGGCTTGGCGAAACGAACGACAACTTCTGCATACTCGGATCTTGACATTCTGTCAAACTAACAATATTGGATTATGTACTGCATTTTTTGACAATGCAATAGAATCAAGCACACACGATAAAATTGTCTGTGTGTGCTTGTTTGATCTCATCCCTGGCATGGATTCTTGGCAATCAGTTAATACCATGTGCAGTCAATTGGGAAAAATTTGTTTCGTGGTCACTGATAACTTGATAGAATTTAATGATCTTGAATTCATCAAATTTGTCAGTTATCCAAAACTACTGGGAGTCACTGCGTCATACAAAAACATAGACTTTACTTCGGTCACTCCAACCAAACTTTATAACTGTTTTATTCAACGAGTTGATCCCACTCGGCAGAGTTGGTTTTATTTTTTACATACATATGATCTGCTTGATCGTGGATATGTTAGTTTGCTGATGAAACAATTGAGTAGCTACTGCACTCTTGTAGGGAAAGAGTTGTTTGATTACATACACTATACCTATCAACTCAATAAACTACCACATTTTGAAACTGCCTATCAATCCCGTAAGAATCAAATACCATTTAGAAACTTTGAAGAAAAGAATAATCTGTTGTCATTGATAGCCGATTCCAAATACTCATTGGTGTTGGAAACTTATGCAGTTGAGGATGACGGGACCAGATGGTGCTTTACCGAAAAATCATTGCGGGCTACTCAGTTTCCAACTATTCCACTGTTGTTTGTACAAAAACATGGAGTTCAGAAGTTGAAAAATTTAGGTTTTGAAATTGGAAATTACATGGACCAGCTAGACGGTCAGACCTGGCATCAAAGACAAACACATTTACTTGATTTATTGATCAATGATAATATTGACATTGACTGGAATCAACTGTATAATCAGAGCAAGCATAATCGAGATTTACTTGAATCCTGGAAAGTAGATTACCAGCATCCCGCCTTTTTTGATAATTTTTATGATAAGGTACTAGAACATTGAGCTACATTGACGCCTTATTTGATCGTGAGCACGATCGCATACACGTAGTAGAACGTCGAGATGGTATTCGGCAATACCAGGAGTATCCGGCCAACTATATTTTTTACTACGATGATCCTCGTGGAAAGTTCCAAAGCATCTATGGTACTCCGGTGTCTAGATTTTCCACACGCAGCAACAAAGAGTTTCGCAAGGAACTGCGCATTCAAAACGGTAAAAGATTCTATGAGTCTGATATCAATCCGGTGTTTCGTTGTCTAGAGGACAACTACAAAGGACAAGATGCTCCTCGACTGCATGCAGCATTCTTTGACATTGAAGTGGACTTTGATCCAGAAAAAGGATACTCAAAGCCCGACGACCCGTTTAATCCTATCACAGCAATATCAGTGTATCTAAGCTGGTTAGATCAACTGGTGACATTGGCCATACCTCCGCGTCACATGAGCATGGAAACTGCCCAAGAGCTTGTTGCAGACTTTGACAACACTTTTTTGTTTGAATCTGAACCAGAGATGTTGAAGATGTTTTTGGATCTGATCGACGACGTTGATGTGTTGAGTGGGTGGAACAGTGAAGGCTATGATATTCCTTACACTGTAAATCGCGTGATTAGAGTTCTCAGCAAGGATGATACACGCAAATTCTGTCTATGGGGGCAACTTCCCAAACAAAGAACATTTGAAAGATTTGGTGCCGAGTCACAGACATTTGATCTCGTAGGTCGTGTACACATGGACTATATGCAGCTCTATAGGAAATACACATACGAAGAACGTCATAGTTACAGTTTGGATGCCATTGGTGAATACGAAGAGGTCGGCGGCAAGACAGCGTTTGAAGGAACACTTGATCAACTCTACAATCAAAACTTCAAACTATTCATTGACTACAACAGACAAGACGTTGTGTTGTTGGCCAAACTAGACAAAAAATTAAAGTTCTTGGACCTTGCTAACACACTGGCACATGAAAATACTGTGTTGCTGCAGACCACAATGGGTGCTGTGGCAGTGACAGAACAAGCAATTATCAACGAAGCCCACGAACGTGGATTGGTAGTGCCCAACCGTAGAGAAAGACTCACAGATGAAGACACACAAGCCGCAGGTGCCTATGTTGCTTATCCAAAAAAAGGTCTCCACGACTGGATTGGATCCATTGACATTAACTCGCTCTATCCCTCGGCAATCCGTGCTCTTAACATGGCCACCGAGACAATTGTTGGTCAACTCCGACCAACAATGACCGACAGGTACATTGCAGATAAAATCCAAGGCGGTGCAAGTTTTGCTGCAGCATGGGAAGGGTTGTTTGGTAGTCTTGAATACACTGCTGTGATGGAGCAGCAACGTGGCACTGAAATCACAGTTGACTGGGAGGATAGCGAAGAAACTGTGTACTCAGCGGCTGAACTCTGGCGAATAATTTTTGATTCAAATCAGCCTTGGATATTGTCGGCCAATGGCACTATTTTTACTTACGAACGAGAAGGTGTGGTTCCGGGCTTGCTCAAGCGTTGGTATGCCGAACGCATGGACATGCAGACAAAAGCAAGAGATTACGAAGGAACAAATGATGTACAGTTTGAATACTGGGACAAGAGGCAGTTGGTTAAGAAAATTAATCTTAATAGTTTGTATGGGGCTATTCTCAACCCTGGTTGTAGATTTTTTGATAAACGAATTGGTCAATCAACCACACTTACTGGAAGAGCCGTGGCAAAACATATGGATGCCTATGTCAACGAATGTCTCACAGGCAAGTATGATCACACAGGCGAAACAATTATCTATGGTGACACAGACTCATGTTACTTTTCAGCCTGGCCAGTACTGAAGAAAGAAGTAGAAGAAGGTCGCATGACCTGGAACAAAGATGTTTGTGTGCAGCTATACGATGGTATTGCTGATCAAGTCAATGATAGTTTTCCGGCGTTTATGGAACAGGCATTTCACATACCTAGAGATATGGGTGCAGTGATACGTGGCGGTCGAGAACTTGTGGCATCCAAGGGTTTGTTTATTACAAAGAAACGTTATGCTGTGCTGTATTACGACAAAGAAAACAAACGCACAGATGTCAATGGCAAGCCCGGCAAAGTCAAGGCCATGGGCCTGGATCTCAAACGCAGTGATACTCCCAAAGTGATTCAAGACTTTTTGTCAGAGATTCTTAATGATGTACTGACCGGAGCTACCAAAGATTCAATTGTAGGGAAAATCAAAGAGTTTAAATATGCATTCAAGGAACGTCCGGGCTGGGAGAAAGGTACTCCCAAGCGTGTAAACAATCTCACTAAATTTGTCAAGGCCGAGCAGAGAGAAGGTAAAACCAATATGCCTGGACATGTACGTGCAGCAATGAACTGGAATACTATGCGCAGAATGCATGGTGATAATTACAGTATTGCAGTTGTTGATGGCATGAAAACAATTGTTTGTAAACTTAGAAGTAATGCACTGGGATGGACGTCAATTGGCTATCCCACTGACGAATTGCACTTACCTGCGTGGTTCAAAGAATTGCCATTTGATGATCGTGAAATGGAGTCAACTGTGATTGACGCCAAAGTTGATAACCTGTTGAGTGTTCTTGATTGGGAATTGGGAATAGCAACAAATACAGAAAATACATTTCAAAGCCTGTTTGAATTTACATGAAACTCAGCGACGTAATTAGATATAAAAATCAAATTAACCAGATGCTCAATAATGTTGATTATCGATGGACTATTGATTCCCATCTTGATGAACTTATGCGCATGGTTCGAACCGAAGTAAATGTTCGTAATATGTACGAAGTTAACGTTCAAAGAAAAGTTGATAGTGTTCTTAACTCATTGCATGATTTAGAACAAGAGTTAAAAAACATTTCGCAAAGCGTTAACACCTTGGTAGAAGAAATACAGCCACAGTACTTTGAAAAAAGTTACAAATGGTATGTCAACGAAATGCGACACGAAACTATACCTTATATTTTAAATCGAAAATTGGCTATTACTGATAAAGAATATGAGATTTTTAGAGCACGTGTCAAATCTTGGACCGACTGGCAATATCCGGCAGTGTGTTTTAGACCGGCCACTGAAGAACATGTATTGGATCTTGTTTCTAGTAGCCCTTTGTATCTTGTTGATCAGGATTACGACTTACTTGTGCCAAGTATAGAAAGATTTAACAAGCGATATCAACGACATCTAAGGCCCTATGTCATCAAAGAAAGCGAATCTGATCCAATGATGAACTTTCTCCCTAACAATCAGTTTGGACTGGTTGTCGCCTATAACTTTTTTAACTTCAGACCTTTTGAGATTATCAAACATTATTTGTCTGAGTTGTTGACCAAACTTAGACCCGGTGGTGCATTTATTTTTACTTTCAATAACTGTGATTATGCCAATGGTGTAATGTTAAGTGAGTCAATTTATTGCTGTTATACGCCTGGTGAAATGCTGATAAATCTTGCCAAAATGTTGGGCTATGAACATTCCTATACCTATTGCACCGATACGCTGTGCTGGGTGGAACTATGCAAGCCTGGCAATCTCACCACAATGCGCGGCGGACAAAGTCTTGCAAAAATTATACCAAAACAGTTGTAAAATCTAAATACCCCTGTTATAATAAACGTATCATATTGGAGAACCTATGAAAGACAATCTTTTGGATTTAGTAGAACACACATTTGATCTTGGTTGCATTGACCTGATCAAAGTCACAGGCACTGACAAAGAAACTTTGATTTCTGGCATTGATGACAAAGAACGTAAAGTAATAGTCGAAGGACGATTTGCCACCCCCTCCGCAGAATTCATCGGAACATTTGGCATGCCCAATCTCAATAAACTAAAAATTCTTTTGAACTTACAAGAGTATCGTGAGAATTCCAAACTGTCTATCACAAAGAAGAGCACTGGCGAGCCCGACGGTATTGCATTTGAAAACGCCACCGGAGATTTTAAAAACAGTTATCGTTTCATGAGTCGTGAAATTGTGTCTGACAAATTAAAAGCAGTGACATTTAAAGAACCCAAGTGGCACATTGAGTTTGAACCCACTATTGCCG